GGTTCGACTGGAGGCGCCTGGCCAGGCTGCTGCTGTGGTGAGCGGGTGCCCGCAGAAGATCCGGAGCGCATGATCTCGTTGGTGATCCGGCCGGCCGCCGCCAGTTCTTCATACAGGGAGACCTGCTCCGCCGCGGCGGCCTCGATCGCCTGACGGTGCTTGTTGGCTTCGGCCGCCCACTGACCATCTGGATCCCTGAGCCAGATTCCGACATCCGCGTCGAACCCGCCGCGCTCTTGAGCGCTCTCTTCCATCTCCTTGGCTCGACGAGCGACCTCCGAGGCTTTCCGGATCTGCGTCTGGATTGGGACCATCGCAGCCCGGGCTGCCTTGACCTGAACGTCCATGTCGGCCGTCCGGCCTGTGCGCTCTGCGCTCTCTCGGGCCAGCCGCAGCCGCTCCTCTGATCGGGTCTCTGCGCGCTCGCTGGCCTTCGCGGCCTCCTCGGCCGCTTTGTCCTTGGTTGCCCGGTCTTTGGCCCGCTCTATGGCTCTGATGTCGAACCTGGAGGTAGCGTCGGAGCGCAAGAGGTCGTATCGACGCTTGGACTCCGCGGCCTCGGCCTCTCTAGCTTTGCGCTCCTCTTCCTCTTCCCTTTGCCTGGTTGCCGCGTCCATCCCCCGGTCGAGGCCAGAGGCGAAAGAGGTAGCGAAAGAACCCAGTCCCAGCTTTGGTCCGTAACCCTTCGGCAGCTTCACCGGCGCGGCCATGTTCTACCCCCCCCACTTCCTTCCGACGAGTCCGCCGAAAATAGACCCTACCCCGCCTCCGATGCCGGACCACATCGCGGCCTCTGTTTGGGCCTCGAGTTGCGCTTCCATCATCGACCGCTCGTGTTCCCTGGATCTGGCTTCCGCCGCCCTGGCTTCTTTGATCAGCATCTCCTTGATCGCCATGTCTTGCTCCATCGAGGCAAGTTGCATGAGCTGAGAAGACCGCATCCGCCACGCCTCCATGGCTTGTTGACTGTTCTGGATCTGCGACTGGAGGCGAGTGTTCTCGTCGGCCGTCGCCCCCTCGAGCTGTGATTGCTGCTGCACACCGGCCTGAAGCCCGGTCATGGCCTCCGGGCCCATACCAGCCCGGCCGCCGGCCTCCATCGAGGCGCGGATCGTGCGTGCCATCTCGGCCGCTCTTTGCGCCCGCTGCGCAGCAATAAGGCCTTCGGTGTCGATTGGATCCACAGAGTCCATCGGATCGCCGAGCTCGTCCAGGAGCTGGCGATACTTGCCACCACGGTCCTCTGCTTTCGGCCGAGCTGCCGGGTTGGCCTGGTAGTACCTGTCCCTCGCGCTAGCCAGATCGCCGACCCATTCGTCCGGCCTGGTGATGTGCCCAAGAACGGCACGGGAGTCCGAGTCTACGATGTTGCCGTTGGAGTCCACCTCCCACCTGGGATCGTTGTCCATGGCCTGGACCAGTTGGCGCTGGCCCGGATCTGTGACCCCGCTCTGCGTGGCGATGTTGTCAACGAGTTCTTTTTGTCGCTTGTAGAGTAGCGCACCAACGGCCTGCTTGTCGGCGCCCTCGTCGAGGTGATCGTAGACGTAACGGGCAGCATCCCATTGGGCGCTTGACCATTCTTCGGTTGGCTTCTCCCACTCGCCAGGATCTATATCCAATCCCATCGACTGTGCAGCTCTGATGTATCCTGAATCCGTGGTAAAAAGCGTGGCAATAATGTCCGGAGCCTCGGCGGCGCCAATGTCCACGTTGCTGACGGCTGTCCCCCCGGTGTCGTCGGCCTCTGGGGTGTCCTCTCCGGTATCGGCCTGGAGGTGCTGATTGCTGGTCCCGTAGACGGGCGCATCCTGAGCTGGCTCCGGCGTCGAGCTGGCGGTGGGTGCTCCGCTATCGGCCACGGTTCCGGTGAGCGGTTGCCCTCTCTGGGCCTCAGCCGCCCGCCGGCGGAACTCGTCGTTCACTCTCGGCGTCCCGGCCGCCTCCTGCATCCCGCCAGCCAGGGCCTCGGTGTGGCCCATGGTCCCCGCGGTTGCGGCGCCACCGATCCTCGGCCTCATGGTCTTCTGGAGCTCGCCGCTTTGATCGTAGGCGCGGGCGCGGTACCAGCCCCCACCAACACCCACTCGACCTCTGGCCTCCTCGGCCTCGTCCCTGGTGCGCGGTCCGGCGGACGACCAAGCGCCGACGGGCTCCGGTTCTCTGTTGAGCGTGCCGGGGTATGGGACTGGAGCTCCGGCCGGCCTGGCCCCGGGGGTCGCGTTGGGTTGGGTGGGGAGGATCCTCGTGCCTGGTACCTGGACCGGGGCGTTGCCGAACGGCTGTACGCGTGGGCGCTGAGACTGATCGACCGTCGAATCCCGTGGTGCATCAGGTGTCGCCACCGTGGCACCCGGCGAACGTCCGACCGCGTTGTACTCGTTGATCCGCCTGGCGGAGGTCGTGAGGCGTGGGCGCGGAAAACCGGTGCTGCTGTTGCCGCTGATGGCCATTAGGACTCCAGTTCTCCCTTGATGCAAATCGACGCGGTTAGCACACCGATGGTCGGAGCGCCGGCACCAGAGGACCCGATGTGGAAGTCGAGGTAATCGCCGTTCTGTAGGACGGCCAAGGGGGCGGTGTGCGGGCTGCTGTTCTCGAGGTAGAAGGGGGTGTTGTCGGCGTTCACGGTCGCACCGTCGCCGGAGAGGAGGGTTGCGTTGTGGTACACCCAGACCTTGGGGTAATCAGCCCCGCCGATGGTGACACCGTTGGCGTGCAGCGTGATCGACACCAGCTCGACCCGCCGGCCGGCCTTGATCCGCGGATAGAACCGCGCCAGACGGGTGCCGGAAGAGGCCCCGAGCGCCGCAGACGTAGCCGCGGGGACGATCTGTTCCGTCGCTGGGGCGATGGTTCCGGCTGCGATGGCCGGCGGGATCAGGACCAGGGGGATCCATGTCGGGCCGAACTTGTCGCTCATGCGATCAGACGTGATCCCGGCGTCCGACGAAATGTCGCTGTTGACGATGTTCCCCAGCGCATCAGCGCAGGCCGAAAAGTTGGCGTTTTGTTCGGTGGCGGAGATTACGTCCCCGTCGGCCAGCGAGTTGGGGATAGTCAGCGGCACGGGATAACCCTATCCCGGCGCGCACGCAAAGTCTACGACCGCCATCCGGTTGACGGGACCATCCCGCGGATTGCTAGCGCGGTGCGGGACAACAAGCCAATTGACGGCCGCCAAGTGGATGCGCTCGCGATCGCTCTGGCTTCTTCCGGGTGCTCGCCGACCGCGGACAGGGTTTGCGCTTTGAAGGTCCATATCGCGCTCTTGGCCACGAACAGGTTGGCCCCTGCGCCGTCAACGGAAACCCCTACCGCACAGCACGTGTCCGCCACCTCGAGCTCGACATCTCGATCGAACAAGTATAGCGCGGCCCCGTCATCAGAGACCGGCTTTACCACCGGGCGGCACAACCTCCTCCAACGCCGTCCGTCGGCTGCTTGGACCTGTCTGTAGATCGAAACACACGTGTTCGCCGTAGACATGCCCACGTCTAGCCACAGGTTGATTGCAGCCACGGACATCGGAGCCGACAGCTCCGGGATCGGGACCATGTATAGCGTGTCCGCCGTCGGGGTCCAGACGTCCGCGTTGTTGTGCGGCACGGTCTCGAAGAACGCGAGTTGTGGGGGCCGCGCGGGCTTCACTTGCTTCGCTGTCCCACCGGGCGCAAGAGGAGCTCCGCGGACCTGAGCGCCCACCGTCCGGTTCCGCTGACCTCGTACTGTAGACTCTCTCCTCGGGTCGCCGCCGGAAGGGCGATCTTCCTCGTCTTGTAGGTTCTCGTGCCTGCCGTGGCTGTGCCGTAGAGGCCGGTCCCAAGCCGGCCTGTGCCTGCGTCGAACTCGCCGATCCATGTCTGCTGTGCAGACGGCTTCTGGTTGACGAACGTCTTGATTGTCAGGTCGCTGGCTCCGGTCTCGCCCGCCGCAATCAAAGGCCAGTGAAGGCGTGGGTGTGTGCCGCTGGACGCGCCGGGACGCTCCGTGCTCGGCCGGTGATCGCCCTGCCGTCGTCGGTCTCACGTCCGGCGAGCTCGCACACAAACCCGTCCCAAGTCCCGAACAGGATCCGTTCTCGGCCGGCCGAATCCCTATCCACCGCCATGGATGTGACGCCGCCGAATGGCGCAGTCCAGACCCACCACGTCCGGTCCACGTAATCGAACACCAGGATCCTGTCGTTCACGTTGCTTCCGGCTGACGGGACGGCGAGGGCGTATATCGTGTCATACTTCGACACAGCCGCAACGCATCTGTCCAGACCGGCCTTGTTGACCCCGCCCGGCAACAGCGCGGACCAATCATCGAGAACAGCAACGAGCTCGGTCCCGGCGTAGGCGTACACTCCATCCGGGTTCGGGCCGATCAAGACCGGCTGGCCCCTGTAGGAGAGCTCTCCCACCCCTGCGTGATTGGAAAACCCCACACCGGAAGACTTGGGAGCGAAGTAGAACATGCCCTCATTGTCAGGCGGGCCGCTCGAGAAGACCTGCGAGGGCGTCCACACAACAAGCTCGCCGCCGAAGACCCTCATACCCGCGATTGGCTGGTTGCTGTTGGCCCGGATCAGGGCCTCGTAGACCCGCGGCCACAGGTTGTTCGCTCCGCCAGGGGCCGACCAATAGATCCTGTTGGGGTCTGCCGACACGCCCGCGATCACCAGACGGCCAGAGTAGTCCACGATGAACCTACCGGCCGGTGGCTCGCTACGAAGGAAAGAGCCCGGGGTGAGATCTGGCGTGTTCTGTTCTGGGGCCATGTCGCGCAAGACTCCGGTCCACATCTGCACCATGGCGCTGTCTGGATCCGCGAGGGCTTCGAGGCGGCGCAGGGATCGGCCGTCCCACCGCACAGGGCCGCACACACCAGACGCAAGCAGGTGTTCGCGCGATATCGTGTCCCAGCACGCAGACCACTGGGCATTCCCTTGCATCTCGAACCGCGCCTCGCGCACGAGCTCGAAGTTGATGTTCTTGCTGTCGAGGGACGTATCCGCAAGTCGTCGTCGGTCTCCGTATGCCTCTGCTGGCGAGGTGTTGAGGATGTGCTCCCCGCTGGAGTCTACCTCGAAGGTCTCGATGGCCTTCGCAGAGGAGTTGGCGTCTACATGCGGTTCAATGATGCGCGCGAAGAACGGAGAGCCCAAGATCCTGAACCGATTGTTCGCGTTTGGCGTGGCGGACCAGGCCGGATGCACGGCCAAGGTCGTTGAGCCACCCACCGCATGGGTGACGATCCTTCTCTTCTCACCAACAAGCGGGCCGGTGACCCGCTGAGTGCATTCGATCACGCAGTCTTCCAGGCTGTTCTCTGGATTGAGCTGTGTCGCGAAGGTCACTCCAGACGCGGAGCCAGCGGACGGGGTCAGGTCTGAATGAATGGGCTGGCCGGCCCATTGGCCCTCATAGGTCCCGGACTCGGTGAGCCATGAATAGCTCTCGTCGTTCTTGGTAATGACACCAGAGCTTCCGTTGGCCGAGGCCCCGCCCGGGGGAGTGGTGTTCCACGACGGTCCAGCGACCTCGCCCGCCGTTCCGGAGCCCTCGTCTTCGACGATGCCAAGCTCCTCGGTCTTGGTGAATTCCGAGCGCACGGCGCCGATCTGGCCGCCCTTCTCTTGCCCCCTTGTGGTCGCGGACTTGCCTCCTCCGCTGTCCTGCCCTGTGCGCTCGGACATGACCAACAAGAACGCGTCGCCCTTGCCGCGCACCGGGACCAGGCCGGTGACTTTGCCGTGCCGAAAAACGCGGATCCCGGGCCTCTCAATCGTGATCGCGTCCGCCACTGCCGCCGGGGCCCTGGTTGGTGTGTTATCTGGGTCTTGTGGCTCGGCCGTCAGCTCGAGCGCGACCCAATACAGAGACAGAGAATTGATCGACACCGGTTCCCAATCGACCATCTCCGAGGAGTGCCAGGCGATCCTGCCTGTGCGCTGGAGCGAGGACACCCGGCCATCGTAGCGGCGCTTCGTGGAGTCCAGGACCCATGGCAGAGCCGCGAAGTCTGATGTGTGACCGCCATAGGATGCGCTCGGGGTCCATCCCGCCACGCGGCTGATCTTGGCGTGCCTCCACGAGGCGGCCAGTGTTGCGGATTCGGCCACGTGCGCCCAATCGACGCCGTCGAACTTCGACGTACAGCCGATCAAGAGCAGCCGGGTGGAAGAAAACGCAGTCGTGACGGACGGCCTTCGCTCGGCATGCGTGGTGAACGTGTCGGTGGAGTAGTTGAAGTCCATGACCACGCACTGCTCGGCGGGGTACATGAACACGGGACCGGCGGCGAGGGCTACGATTGCGTCTCTACGCCGGATCTCTCCGTTCGTCTCGTAGACGTTTTCGCCCTCGGCCGCCTGGTGGCCCTTGGCCTTCGCCTCTCGGCGCTCTATGCCGCCCGTCATCGGCGACAGCGGAACGCTGGGCAGAGGCCGTGCCATTACTCGCTAGCCCTCTCGAGCCTCTCAATCCGCCTTTCACGTGCGGTCTTGCGTTCTGGCTTCGAGTCGTCGTCGACCGCGGGCGCAGACAGGAGCGGATCCGGGCCGCGCCTCAGATCCAGCTCCGCCTTGAGCCTCTCGATCTCGGCCTCGATGAACTCCGGTGACCTGTTGGCCTTGTAGCGGGACTCCGGCACCAGTTTCCCGTCTTCGTTCCATACCTGGCGCAGCGCATTTCGCGCGGCGTCGTCCGGCAAGGACAGGAACGACTCGCTCTGGTTGGACCTCATGGGCTCACCCGACACGTTCCGCCGCACCACCCACTGCTTCCGCATGACGGTGGTCCTCTTGCCGGTCATGGCGTGTTCTACGACGTAGTCGGTCCCGTCCGCCCTCTTGACCGGCAGGTCCTTCTTCTCGATCTGGAATCCAGCCGGAGCCCAGACAAGCTCCTCGCCGCCATACTCGACCACGCGCGGGCCGTCTTCGACGGACCCGGTATAGTATACTCTCACACAAACCTCCTTGTACGCCTGATCCGCTGCGGGCCACGGAGGCGGCGCGCAGATCCTGCGAGTTGAAACAGCATTTTCTCATGACGCATCAGCCTGGCCGGCGATGCCTCAACATCGGTCTCTTGTAGCCGGATGGCGGCGCCCAGGCAGGCCACCTCGTCGGCCATCGCCCCGGCGGGGCCGCGGTTGAGCCGGCTCGCCGACAAGGTTCCGACCGCGGTGAACGCCCCGTTGGCTGCTGTGCATGGGTAGATGATGGTCGTGTCGGTGACCGATGTAATGGCCACGTCCGAGACGTCGGCCTCTGCCGGGGCCGAGGACAGCATCCCGTCCGTGGAGATCCGCATGCCCGCAACAAAGCCATGGCCGGATCCTATGGTGGCAGTAGCAACATTCGCTGCAACCGACACGGCCGACGGGGAAGCGTCTTCTGCTCCGATGACATACGGCTCTTGGACGTACCAGATTCGGAGGGGCTTGTCCGATGTCGGCTTCGGTCGCACCGAGATCCCGCCGGAATGGATGGCGTAGACAGACCGCCACAGGGCCGGCACGCCGGCGAGGCCGTAGTCAGACAGATCCCGGAACGAGGCCTGCTCGATCACCACCGGCCGCAATGGGTCCGTAATGTCCTCGACCTGGAAGATCGGTGCATGCGCCGTGTACGTCCCGAGGGCCACCGACTCGCTGTCGGCCGTATAGGTGATGTTCTCGCTTGAGAGGGCCGGGGATGGCTGTGTGAGACTCAGGGCGTTGCCGATCTCGACCATGGACATGTTGAGCGCGTCGATGATCTCGTCATCCTGCCATCTTCGGTTGGCCGCCAGGGACTCGGTGTCGCCGACCATGCGTCGAATCCGGGTAATCATTGAAGCCAGTGTCGCCGGAGCGGTCGGTGCGTAGATGATCGACATATCAGCCTCCCCCGCCCCCGTTGACTGCCTTGTTCATCGCGGCGAGCCTCGAGACCTTACAGTGCCACTCGGCGACCTTGGTCTTGATCTCAGGGGTTTTCTGCGCGGCCTGCTCCTCGAGCTCGACCACATCGATCTGGGAGCGGGTTGCCAGGATCTCGGCTTCGTAGTCGGCCCTGGCGTAATCGCGTCGAAGGCCACGAGCGGACTCGAATGCGTCCCGGTCGTGCTCGAGACGGGTGACCAGATCTTCCAGCTCCCGCCGGTGCTCACGGCTGCCGAATTTCACCCTCAACGTGTACCCGTCCTTCTTGATGTGCGCCCACCGCAGGCCGTTCGGCCGGTACTCGACGGTGGGCGTGCTCCACGGGCGCGAGTGGTGTGCCTGGGCGTCTCGCATCGCAAGCCAAAAGTGGTAGTCAAGGAAGTCGTCAATCCGGTCATGGAACACGCGCTCCAGCTCGCGCTCTGCCTCGATCTCTGGGGCTGCGTACCGGTTCTCAACCGCTTCGTAGCCGTACTTCTTGATGTCGAATTGCTCGATGATCTCGAAGTCACGCCTCGTCGGCTCTCGAGGCTCACCCACCTGTCCGGTAAGATGTGCGGTCCACTTGTTCCCGCGCAGGTGCTGTGGGAGATACCCGTCCACCGGCTGGCTGTAGAACATCGAGACCAGTCGATATCCGCCGACCTGGCCGCTCTCTGGGTTGCGGACTCGCTCCCACAGGCTCCAGTACCCCAACAGCGGGTGACGGGCCAGCTTCACGTCCTTCAGCCGCTCGGTGCCGAAGACCTCCTCCATGGCCCTCTGGATGTGAGAGGGGGCCGGGTCGGAGCGGTGCATGACGTCCGGATCGACGTTGGCGTAGAGCTGCCAGTGCGCTTCGCGCCTAATGGACGGGATTACGCCGGGTTGGGTGCGCCCGCCTGACTTGTCCAGGTTGACAGGGATCGGGACAGATGCGCCCATGTGGGGCAAACACTACAGCAGGAGGATGGAGCGGGCAACCCCTATCGGGTGGGGCTAGATCGACGGGACCACGCGCACACAGAGGATGTCTCCGTCTGTTGCCGCAACCTCGCTCCCGCCCACGGGACCGAATGCGGTTACAGAGAAGTCAATGCTGTGCGTGCTCACCGATACGATGTCGCTGATTGAGTCATCGGTGCCGATATCGTAGGGCGAGCACTTGGTGTCCGCCGTCCCGTCCGGGTCGTCAACGAAACAGGCCATCACAACGTCGGACGTGGCCCCGATTTTGCGCCCAAGGCCGATCTGTAGGGACTGGTTGACCAGCAGATAGTCGGAGGTGTCGGCCGCTGCCACACACGCTCCGGCGACGGTGCTAATTTTGGTGATCTTGGAATACACGTTGACCGTTGTTGCCGCGGTTTCCGAGGCAGACACCGTTTCGCTGATGGCGCCGCCGAACTGGTCCAAGCCGAAGATCTGCACCGAACAAGTCAGAGCGGGGGTCGTGGCGCCCCCGTCGTCCTCGATCTCGACGCGCAGCTTCATCGGAGTGATGGGCTGGACGATTGACGAGGTCTGCGTTTGCGCTCCGTCGTCCACGTACGCCGCAAGGATGATGTTGGCCAACACCCCATTTTCGCCTTGAACGACAGTGGCGCTCTCAGGGTAATCAACCAACGCGCAGAACTGATGTGTCTTGAGCGCGAACTCCAGGTTCCGGCTCCCTACCTTGGCCGAGGCCGGGGACGGGAGAGCCAGAACCAAAAGGCACGCGGGAATCAGTTTTCTAAAGCTCACCTTTACCTCCTTGCTCCAGCCTACGCCACGATGTCGCGCGTCAAGAACGAGACGTCTTCGAGGGTGCCGTTGTTGAACGGCTTTTCCGTGAAGACGTTGCCGGACTTGTGCAACACGATCTCGTGGGCGTCCTTGTTTGTGACCGGCCGCTCGGCCTGCTCATCCACCGAACCCAGGCTCGACTCCTCGAGCCATCCAAAGCCCTTGTCATCGAGAATGAAGAAGATCCCCGGCGGGCAGTCCCGGTCGGTGACAATCGGGGTCTGAGCGTCGCCCGCATGGAATACGAGCTGGCCAAAGCCCTTCTCGGTCTGGACTTCCTTGAACCGACGATCTCCCTTGGACTCCTTGAGGTACTCCCTGCGCCCAGAACGGTCACACAGAATGACTCCCGGCTCCTCGCCTACGCCCTCGTCCGCGATCCGGTCGATGGCAAGGGTGAGGTAGTCCTCGGCGAACGGACGAGCAACGCCGGCATTCGTGTTCCGGATGCCCTCGAGCGTCGGGTACGTCTCGCGGAGGAGGTCGTACAGGTAGGTGTAGATGTTTCGATCACCGACCATCTGGAGGAGTCCGTTGACCCCGGCGAACTTCGTCACGTCGTCGGCGGTGGGGCCGGTTGCAAGACGAGATCCGAACGGGATGATCAGATTGCCGTCGGCGGGATCGGTCACGCCATAAGCGGCGTTGGGATCCAGTGAAAACGTGATCGTCGGGGCCGCATACGACGAGTTGTCGATGGCCGTGATTTTGATCGCGGCCTGGGTGGCGTCGTCGTTCTCAATCACGGCCGCACCAGTGGCCAGGGCGGTGACGTAGTCGATCTCCATGTTTTTGCGCAAGTAGTGCGCGCCGAACTTCCACAGATCCGCGGCCGCGCTGCGCCGGGCGTCCCGTCCGTACAGCGTTGCTTTGTCGGTGGTGTCGTTGAACGAGCTGACACAAGCCAGTGCCTGATACGGCCCCAGGTACAGCATGCGCGCGAAGTTGAGTCGCATCTGCTCGTCCGCGGCCTTCATGTCCTCTGCGCGCGGCTTGGCCCATGCGTGCTTGTCGCCCTTCCGGGCGGCTCGCTCGACATGGCCGGTCCAGCGCAGTCGGGTGTAGATCGAACGCGAATGGAGCTTCGGCTGGAAATACGACCCCACGGTAGGATTCGGCAGGTCGTGCCCCTCAAGCAGCGCGATCCCTGCGCTCTGGGGGAGGGCGTCCATCACGGACCCGAGCGATTCGAGGCCACCCATGGTGCCCTTCTTCTTCGCGATCTTCTCGGCGACCTTGGTCTTCTTGTGGACGTGATCATCCCACTTGGGCAGGAATTCGGTCTTGAGCCGTCCCTGGAAAGAGAGTCTGCTTTGTCCTGCGATTCCGCTGGTATCCGTCAATGCCATGGTGTGTTCCTTTTCTTCTTTCTACCCAAACAGAGATTTCAAGGCTTCGTCGAAGGTGGAGGGTTTGGCTCGGGACGTCCCCTCGCCTCCGCTCCGGCCGCTCGTAGAGATGACCCCGTGGACATCCCCTCCGGTCGGTTTCGGCTTGGTGGTTGCAGATCTCTTCCTGAGGAATGGCTTGACCCTGGTCGCCACAGTCGCGGCGGCCTGTGCTGAGTCCAGCCCCTTGGCTACCGCGCTTTCAATGGCCTGCTCCTGGATGCTGGCGAGATGCTCACTGGAGACGTCATAGCCCTCCAGCTCGGCCGTGATCCGGCGAGACAAGTCTTCCGAGTAGGCGCGCATCTGCTTCTCGTGCTTCGTCTCCTCGAACATCTTTCGGACCTCGCCGAGCTCGGATCGCATCTGGACGTTCTCTTGCAGTGCGTCATACAAGGCGTGGTCCTTGTAGTCCGCCGGGTCGAAGCCGAGCTCCAGCATCTTCTGCCGCTTCTCGGTCTTCCCTTGCTGTGTCCTTTGCTGCTCGACGAACGGCCTCTGGGCGTTCCACTGCTCCCGGCCCAAGGCCACCTGCTCTCGCATGTGCTCCTGAAGGGCCTGCAACGTCGCACGCAGCGAGGCGTTCTCCTCTTCTTGCCGCTTCTTCTCGCCGACAAGTTGCCGGATGCGCTTATCCGCGCGCCCGGGAGCCTGTCGCTGCTCTGTCTCCTCTGGTTCTTGATCTGCCCCTACGTTCTGCCCTTCTTCGCCGACCTCTTCCTCTCCGTTGGTCCGGTTTGGTTGGTTGGTGGTTTCGGCTTCCTGCTCCTCCGCCTCGCCAACCTCGAAGACCTGATCGGCCTCCTGCCCTGCGCTTGGCTCGGGCCCTCCGCCGGCGTCCCGGTTGTAATCAGCCAGGCCCGTCGATGGTGAATTGGTTGTGCTTGCCGGAGGGAACAGACTCATTGTGAAACACTCCTACGCCTTGACGCGGTACGCTCGATGGAGACGGATCGGGGCCTGGATTGACGCACCAGTCTTGCGGGTTTTCCCCGAAACACGTGGAGAGTTTATCCCGAAGGGGTTTACCCGTCAACTGGCCCGGCCAGAGAGAAATTCGTCCTGGCTTGCCGGCTCTGCTTCTCCGACTGAATGGCCGCCGGCCATTGGCGACTCTGCTCCCATCGGGGCAGGGGGTGGGCCTGGTTTGGCGTTCATGGCGGCCGGGTCTTGCTGGCCAGCCACAAGGCCTTCTTTGGCCTCTAGGTTGCCCTCGTGGTTCTCGCAGTGATGATCGAAGGCCGCCTGGACCTCATGGGGCCACGCCAAGTAGATCGGGCTGTTGCGCACGACGTTGTGCTCCTCAAGATGTAGCTTGTCGTCGTGGAACTCGCGGACCTCGTTGATCCATTGGCCTCGACCGGCCGCCAGCTCGATGGCTTGTAGGTTTTCCATTCGTGCCAGCCTCCTGGATGTGCGGTCCGGATCCACCGTGCTTCTGTTGGCGTGATCGAGCTCGAGCATGCGACGCGCTTTCTTGGCCGCCGGGTTCTCGTCGTCGAATAGGCCGGCCGTGAACGCCTCCACGGTCTCCGCCCACCGCAAGGCCCTAGAGTTGGGCGCACCGGAGAAGGCCTCCGGGGCTAGGTCGGCGTACCAGTCGAAATCGTCGGCCTTGAAGATGAAGTATTCCCATCCGTCGTCTCCCATGGTCCTGATGGCCCGATCTTCGTGGTAGAACTGTTTGGCCAGCCACAGGCAGTGACGCAGGATAGACAGACAGGCGGATCGATGAAGGAGCATGTCCGGTTCACGGATGGTCTGCTCGTTCTCGCGAAGGAACGCGATTGCGCGGCCGGACTCCACCCCTTGCGGGACGTCGCCGCGGCTGATGTCGCTGTAGGAGCTGATCTCCTTCATGCGCGACACGAGCTCGGCGGCGGCCTCGAACATTGCGGATGGCATGTCCGGCACCTGCATCGGGGAGGGCTTCAGGCCTGGGGCGTGGTCGATCACGGACGGCAGATCGCCGAAGTCGTCGGCCACAACCATCGACCCGATAGGATTGAGGATCTTCGGGCTGTAGAGCGCCTTGATCCATTCCTTCTTCATGCTTTCGTGCGAGTTCAACGTACGCTGAAGCGGGATCAACGGCTCCACGACGCCATCGGCGTACAGCCCGGACGGGACGAGATTGTCGCCGAGGAACAGAACGGCCGGAATGCGGGCGGGCCTGTACGGGTTAGCCCCAATGGCCACGATCACATCATTCGACCACGCCAAGAACATCCCGTTGGGCCGCTCGGGTGAGGCGGGCTCCCAATACTCGTACAGGTGAGCCAGGCGGGATTCGTTGTCGTGCCTTTGCTCGACCGACATGGATTCAGCGCCGCCAACCATGTCCCTCTCTGCTTGGCCGACCTCTTTCCCTCCAACGTCGAACCGCCCTTTGGTCTTCTTGCCAGCGTAATCGACCGGGAACTTGGCCTCGAGTTCCGAGACCGGCCTCAGTTTCCTGTGGATCCAAAAACGCATCTCTGATCCACGCTTGGCCGTCGGGTCCGGAAGCGCGTCTATGGTGTCAACGAATTCGGTCCTGATTGAGCCCTCGAAATCTCGTGAGAAGATCTCGACCCCGAATTCGTCGGTTTCTCGTTCGTACTGGACCACGGTCTCACCGGTCTCTGGGTCGGTCTCATGCCGCTCGATGAACGACGGCTCCTCGAGAAGAGGCCTGCCCGCGTGGGGATCCCAGTAGCACTTCACCCATGCGCCGCCAACCGCGGCGGCCCACGTCAACGCCCGGATGATCTCCTCTTTGCTTACGATCTCGTCGTCAATGAAGGATGCCAACAGCTTCTCGGTTGCGTCGGCCTTGGCCATCGACCGCTGGTCTCCGCTGGATGCCGGAACCTGTGGGTTGGGGAATGTCTTGAGCCTGTTGGCGACGGCGGACCGGACAAACGTCCCGATGTAGTTGTGAACCTCGCGCTCCTCTCCTGAGGCGTCATCATCCACAACGAAAGCGCCGTCGCGAACGGCGTATTGCCAGCCGCGCATGAAGGCCAGGCGCTCCAGCCACAGATCGATCCGATCCCGAACCGCCATCTTGGCATCCTCACAGCGGGCCTTGGCCACAGCCAGGAGCTCGAGCGCCCTTTTCTCTGGGATCTTGGTCACGAGATCACCTGCCTAGGATCGACCACGCGGGGCCTATGCCGGCGCTCGGTTTCCTTCTCGGCCTCTTGCATGTGCCACGTCGCCTTCGACCGGTAGACGTCCGCCAGCTCTCCGCCGACGATCTGCGTCTCCTTGATGTGTGCGTGGAAGGACTCAATCGCAAGCACGTGGTAATGAGAAACCACGGCGGCGGTCACGGGCAGGCAGACAGCCAGGATCACCACCACGACCAAGAGTGAAGCCATGCTGGAAAACTCTATAGGCTTTCCCCTATACTGGCAAGCCAATGGCAGACAAGGCGAGCATCCAGTCGGTCCAGGCCAAACGCGACGAATGGCGTAGAGACCGTCGACGGTTCTTCGCCGACGTGTTGCGGGTGCGATCCAGGGATCCGGCCGCCACCAAGCTGGTCCCGCTCGTCCTGAACCCGGCCCAAGAGTCCCTACATCGGCTTGTCGAAATGATCGAAGCGTTCAACCTCGAGCGCACTTCGGCGAGGGCGAAGGAAGACCCCACTGTGCAGGTGTCTCACCTCCCGGTGGACGTCGTCGTGCTGAAGCCCAGAAAGGAGGGAATGTCCACATACATCGAGGCGTTAGCTTTTCACTTGTGCGAATTCTCCCCGCACACGAACGCCCTCTTGATGGCCCACAGGAAGGACGGGGCGCAGAACATCGGCAAGATCGCTCAGCGATTCGTGTTGGCCTGGCCCCAGGAATATGCCTTCCACAAGGTCCCGATGAAGAAATCGAGCGGGGATGGGCTGGAGTGGGCCATGGGCGACGCCGAGGACGAGCCTGCGTGGGACTCCAGAATGATCGTCACCGTGGGCAAAGACGAAGGCGTGGCTCGCGGGTACGACCTGGACTTCACCCACCTGTCGGAGGTGGCCCACTTCGCGAACGCGGACGCGATCAGCGCGGCGAAGAACGCCATGATGCCCGATCATTACTGCTTCGAGGAGTCCACCGCCAACGGACACGACGCCTCCTTCTACGCCTCCGTGCAGGGCTCGCTGTCATTCGAGGAGGTCTACAAGTGCTGGAAGGAGACCGGAAGGACGCCCGGAGACTGGAACGGCAAGTTCAGGTTCTTCTGGGCGTGGTGGCAAGATCCACACTACCGGTTGCCGGTATCGGAGGACGAAGCCGCGTGGATGAAGCAGAACCTTGACGACATCGAAACCGAGCTCGTGAGCCGATTCGGCCTGTCGATGGAGCAGCTCCGTTGGCGCCGCCACACCATCCAGACGAAGTGCTCTGAACAGGGCAAGATGTCTCCGGAGGACTTCTTCCGCCAGGAGTACCCGTCTGAGCCACAGGAGGCGTTCGTCGGGTCTGGTAACTCGATCTTCGCACCGGGGGCCCTAAAGGCGATGCGCATGGAGGCCGACAAGGCCAAGCCCGAGTGGTGTGGGTATCTGGTGGTAGATGACCGCAAGCACGTGCTCCAGATGCCTGCGCGCGCCAACCGGGAGGCGGCGGCCCAGACAGTGATATGGGAGAAGCCGAAGCCGGAGCGTAAGTACATCATCGGCGCCGACGTGGCCACCGGCAAGACAGACGCATCAGACGGGGATCTCTCTGTCGCCATCGTCTTCGACCGCACCGACGGGACGCGATTGATCGAGGTCGCCCGCTTCGCCGGCAAGCCGCACACCCGGGACTTCGGAGACATCATCCATTGGCTGCACAAGACATACGGAGACGCCTACGTGTGCTGCGAGGGTAACTACCCGGGCAATTCGACGTGCCAGCGCCTGGTTGAGCTCCACACCTCTCCGATGTATCACCGCAAAAATGAGGAGCGCGTGGACAATTCAGAGGACGACGGGTTCACACCCGGATTCAAGACCTACGCGCACACGAAGGCGTTGATCATCTCAATGTCTCAGCAACTGATCCAGGATCGCGGCCTTTCGCTGCGAACGGTCGAGGGGATACGACAACACGAGATCTTCGTCAACGAGAACGGCCGACTCACGCACCCGTCTGGCGAGACCGATGACTACGTGATCGCCACCGCGCTGGCCGTCTATGCTCACTTCAAGGCGGCTGCCCCGATCATGGCGCTCCGCGACCTGTCGGACAAAGCCGACGCGGAGGCCGCAACGAGGAACGCCGGGGCTGACCCGTGGCTCCAGGCCGCAGTGAAGAAGAAGATTGCCAGAGATCAGAGGCGGGCTTTGCGGCTGCGCCGCAACGGGCGCAACACGACGCCGGCAGGGGCTCTTGTGCTCCAATCGTAGTGCGAGAAGCTGTCGAGATGGCGGAACACAGGGATTCCCAACGAGCGGGCGAGGGCGAGCTCTCGAGCGGTCCCCGGGCTCGGCTCAGGCGCGGTTGTTGCGGTCGCGGGGAGGGCGGGCAACCAGAAGAGTCCGTCGCATTTCTCGAGGATGGCGAAGTCGCGCGACATCCAGCCCTCATAGTCCACATTGGCCACGGCGCCAGACAGCCCCCAGAAGTGGGGGACAATGACGGCGAACCCGCGGCACACAAGCTCTGCCCCGGCCGCCATGGCGCGATCGATGTTGGCCAGGACCCCCGCCTTGGTCTGCGCCGAGTACGGTCCGGCGACATAGATCACCGGCGGCCTAGTCGTGGAACCGCGTGGACTTCTCCTCGAATCGGACAAAGCACTTCCCTGTGGCTCCGTCCCTGTTCTTCGCGACGATGATTTCCGCTTCATTAGGGTCTGCTCCTTCGTTGTAGACGATGTCTCGGTAGACGAACAGGATTTCATCCGCGTCCTGCTCGATGGCTCCGGACTCGCGGAGGTCGCTCATTCGCGGCCTTTTGTCGTCCCTGGATTCGAGGCCTCGATTAAGCTGGGACAGCAACAGCACCGGCACCGAGAGCTCTTTGGCCAGTAGCTTGGCGTCTCGAGACGCCTGAGCGATGGCTTGCTCGCGGTTCCCGGCGCGCGAGTCCTGGGCGATCAGTTGCAGGTAGTCCACGGCCACGATATCGAGCCGCCCCAGACGGCCTTTGATGGCGCGACACCGAGATCCGATGGTTTGCATTGACTGATATCCGGAGCCATCGATCCAGAACTGCATGCGCTCGAGGTCTCGACAGGCGTCTGCCAGGTCGCCCCATTCTCGGTCATTGAGCCGCCCTGTCTGTATGCGCCTCGAGTCCAGCCCCGAGATCTGCGCCTGCGCCCTGGTGACGCACTGATCCGAGGACATCTCCAGCGAGAACAGGATTCCCACGGCGCCGCGGTCTGCGCGGAGCAGGTTCAGAATGATCTGTTGCGCAATCGCGCTCTTACCCATGGCCGGACGTCCGGCGATCACGACCAGGTCGGTCTGACTGAGGCCGCTTTGAAGGTCGTCTAGCCCCTTGATCCCGGTTGGTCGGCCAAGCATCGCTCCCGGCTCAGAGGCCCGCTCCTCATATAGCGAATACAGCCTGGCCGCCTGTTCTCCGGCGGAGACGAAGTCCGAGGACACGGAAAACCGACGAACCCCCATGACCGCGGCCTCGGCTTGGGCGATAAGGAGATCCACCGGTCGCTCGTCATCGGCCGATGCGGCCATTTCCTCGCCCACAGCACGAAGTCTCCGCCTCTGTGAGGCAGCCAGGACCTGGGCCGCATAGTGCGGCGCGTGCTTGGCTGTAGGGACTGCGTCCAGGAGCAGGGCGAACCTCGCCGGGTCTACGGCGCCGTCGAGTGTGACTAGGTCTATTGGGCGTCCGGACGACGAGAGCGCCACCATGCGGCTGAACAGCTCCGCGTCAGACCCGAGCTCGAAATCAGCCGGGCAAAGTATGTCGGCCACAGCGTAGATCGCCGCGTTATCCAGGAGGATTGAGCCTAGCACGGCCTCGGCCGGGTCGGTCACGGTTGGCTCCTATTCTTGTTCGGGTTCGGGAAGGGCCTCGTCTTGGGCGGCGAGGCGGGCGATCACGGACCGACAGGCTAGGACTCCTGCAATCCAGCCGTCAATGCGGGCGATATTGTTCGACGCGCCGAGGCGTGTCATTCTAGCCCGATCCCGTTTCGCGTCCTCCAGCATCGCATCGAAGGCGGCGCGCGTTTCGTCTTTGTCGAGGATCACGATCAGTCGGTGGTTGGTTGGTTCTTCCTTCACTTCTTCCTCCCGAGCCCTGCCGGTGGCGACCCCTCGAGCACGGCGAACACCGCATCCTCGAATCCGCCTGAGCCCACGGGCTCTCCTGGTGGCGGGGCGAATTGGACGCGACCCACAGGGAGCACGAGGGCGTGGGGACGGATGATGTTGTGCCACCACCCGCGCCCCGCTCTGGCGGGGACGAGCATCACGACACGCTCCGCCTCTCGCTGGCGTACAGCCAGAAGGGCGCGCTCGGCCCACGGATCAACGCGATCCCACGGCGGATTGCACCAGACCCGGCCTGCCCATGGCGACGCCAACCCGTCCGCTTCCTCGCCGTAGTAGTGGGGCACCTTGGCGTTCCAGCTCGAGGCGCAGGCATCGAGCGTGAATGGTCCCCAGCGAGCGTGCGCCCAGTCGAACAGGTCTTGCGGGGTCGATTGGTGGTTGCGCCCGTTGTTCATTCTGGCGTCTCCTCGAGGCCCGTGTCCTCCCAGAGAGCCCACAGGAACCGAAGAACGAGCATCACATCAGCCATCATTCTCCTCCTCCGATCCACCCACCGACGGTCTTGTTTTCGTTCTTGCCGTAAGGCAGTGCATTCACAACCCAGCCTTTAGCCAACTTGCCGTTCGAGAGAACGGTGTCAAAGTCCACCCAGCTAAAGTTCGAAGCTTCTTCTTTGAGAGATCGTGCGGCAATCATTCTGGCCCCGTCGGCAGACTCCGCGATGATCATGAGTTCGACCTCGATCCGCGCTGTGTAGATTTGCTTTGCCATAGTCGCTTCTCCTTCTTCTTCTTGCCGCTTGATCGCCGTGCGCTGCGTGATGCCCGAGACCAGTGGTGCCTTCATGGGGTCTCCCGGACGGAGTCCGAGACGGAGACCCAGACGGAGTCCCAGACGGAGGCCGAGACGGGCTCCCAGACGGAGGTCCGGACGGAGGTCCGGACGGAGGCCAAGACGGGGTCCCAGACGGAGTCCCGGACGGAGGCCCAGACGGAGGCCCGGACGGAGACCAGTGGTGCCTTCATGGAATCTCCTTTACGGAGACCGCGACGAGATCCCGGATTTGGTCAGAGGGGAAATCCCATACGCAGTCCCAGACGGACTCCGAGACGGACTCCGAGACGGAGTCCGAGACGGAGGCCGAGAAGGAATCCCAGATAGAACCCCAGACGGAGCCCGAGACGGACTCCCAGACGGACTCCAGTGGTGCCTTCATGGGGCCTCCCGGACGGACTCCGAGACGGAGTCCCAGACGGGGGCTGAGACGGAGTCCGAGACGGAGCCCCAGACGGAGTCCCAGACGGAGCCCCAGACGGATCGGATTCCTTGATCAGCCACGGGGCTCCTCGCCGGCCAACTCCGGAACCAGGGCCTCCGCGGCTCGACGAATCTTGTCTGCCGAGGAAGCGATATCGGCGGCCTGGGATCCCAAGGCGGCCAGAATGGGGGCGTCCTCGTCACCGGCGGCATAATCGCCAGAGTCCACCCACTCCAGAGCATGCGCCGCCAGGGCACACAAAGAGAGGAGGCGAGCAAACGCGAGGCGCGTCTGCCAGTTCTTCTTGCCTAGCGCCCGCCGTTGGACCTCCTCGGCTAGGTCGGCGAGGTACCGATACCCGTAGCCATACGATCCGCCGCTCACTTGGCGTCCCCCTTGGGGGAGAAGTCTATCTGACACCACACCGCCGAGTCCGAGCACAGCCGATGAATGCCGGTTAGGGTCTCAGAGAAGTTGACCTCTCCCTCTCCGACCAAGGTGATCTGTCCGTTGAAGATCAGCGTCTCGTCGTAGTAGCACCGGGCATTACCCCCCTCCTCCATCTTGACGGCCCTTTGACACCCAACGCCGGAGGAGAAACCAAGGACGGCCACAAGACAGAGAAGGGGGGTTTTCATTGTCTACGACTCCTCGAACCTTCCATGTAGCTCGTCTTCGTGGACGAGCCGCAGGGTCTCGTTGTTGACGGTGAGGACGGTTCCGCTGAACCGTCCAAAGAGAACCTGGTGCCCGGGACGGATCACCTCGATATCCGACCCGACCGCGACGACGACACCCTCCAGCTTGGCCTCTTGGGCCACAGAGGGGATGTGAAGCCCGCCCGGGGTGAGCTCGTCGGGACCAGAAACACGGACCAAGACACGGCGGCCGAACGGAATGAATGCCCTCATGGATACCTCCAAGACCTTTCGCCTTTGAACCGCACTCGGATCTCCCTAGAAGGGAATGTCCTCATCACGGCCGCCACGGCCCCGTTGGTCTCCACGAGCCTGGCCGCCGGTCCCCCGGTCGCGGTTCGCGGACTGGCGCTGGTCGGGACGCTCGGACGCGCGGCGAAAGTCGCCGCCCCGCTTGCCTTCACCTCCGCCGTTGCCGTTGCCGTCCTTGTTCAGACGGCTCGCCTGGAACTTCTCCTCGCGTTGACGCATGTAGGCGATCTCCTTCGCCCTTTTGTCCTCGGCCTCTGGGCACGTCAGCCAGTGAGGGATGAAGGCCCCCATCACCTCGGACCCGTCCTTGAGGCGCACCTCGAAGCAACGGTCGAACGGCATGAATTGTTCCTTTCCGTCCCGCCGATGGATCTTGATCAGCATGATCTCGGCGCCGCATCCGCGCCTGTCCCCGTAGTCACTGCACTTGGCCATCTGCTTTCCTTTCCTTCCCCGCCCCGCCCTGGGTCACCACGAGCTGCGACAGTGCGCGCCACATCACGCGCCAATCGCACTCGCCCAGGAACCTGGGTCCGTTGTCGGTGATCTCGTATGCCTCGCAGCGGCCGGGACGAACCCTGAGCCGCAGGCGAAGCTGGACGATGTCAACCGACTGTTCGATGCACTGAGGCTACGCCTGGGCCGTTGACCGTGCAATCGTAGGAAACCCTTGGCAGGACGATCTTGCGCTTTGGTTGGGGCGGTGGCATGGTGGACTCACCCGGGGCGATAGGCCGACGGGGATGGGTGTTGTTGTTGACGTCCCTAATCTTCATGGTCGAAGGAACGCAGGGTGCGAAGTACCGCCGGATAGCCCTTCCATGGTCGGCGCGGTCTAGTTGGTCCAGAGGCTTTTCAAGCCACAAAGGCTAGACTCTCGGCTTCGTTCCCCTGTGGGACGGTCATCTCTGTTCGAAAGCCCTGGATCGCCAGAATGGATCATCTTGTTCACGGAGCTCCTGGCCTCTGGGGATGGGTGAAGAGGAGAGAGGTGGTGGGCTGAGCCAATCTGTATGGCCCGCGCGGTTTGGTCTTCTCCGGTCCGGTATGGTCCGATCCGGTCCGGCCGGATCTGATCTGAGAAATTTTTTAACAAAAAAAAATTACCAGAGGAGATGATCAACCGGGCGATCTGGTCCGGTTCAGGAACGCCTGGATCCGCTCATGAAGCCGAGCGATCTGGTCTGGTCTGGCCGCCCCCTTGGCCCGGTTGCACTCCCAGCAGGCAACGACCACATTGGCGGGTGAATAACCGCCGCCCGGTATTACTTGATCCAGGGACGGAGACTCTGGATGCCAGACGCCTCGAGCCTCACCGGCGCGCACGTTGAAGTTGAGGGGTCGATCACAGTAGAAGCACAAAGACTTCTGAGCGGCCAGGATCTCGGCGACCTGTTGCGGCGTCAGATCAGCGTTCTTGCTCCTGCTCTTCGCCCCTCTAATGACCGTGCGAATCCACCAGGTCACCGGGTCGCGCAGTCTCATTCGCTCCTTGTTCTCGCGCTGCTCTTTGCGGCCACAGGTCCGACACCGGCCGTTGTGGGTGAAGCCTTCAGCAGGGAGGACCTCTCCGCACATCGGGCACCGCTTCAGCACTTACCCCATCTTCTCACAATCCATGGCCCCGGCCTAGACTCTCGGCCCCGAGCGCCCTACGGTCTGATCATGCTCATTGGGATCTCCGGACGCGCTCGAGCGGGCAAAGACACGGTCGCCTCTTTACTGGCCGACAGAATGGGCAGAACGAAAATCATCGGGTTTGCGGATCCGATCAAGGAATTCGCCGGCCAGATATGGCTCTGGTCCGCGGAGGACATCGAGGAACGCAAAGAGAAACCCTCCCCCACGGTGTCTCCCAGACAAGCCCTGTCCGGGATCGGTCAGGCCGTCAGGGATCTGGACCCGGACGCATGGGTACGTCTCGGGCTTCGCCGAGCCAGGGAGTCCGTCGGTTCGTCCGTCCACCAGTTGCCTCACCCGGCTTCTGGGTCTGGCGGCCGATCTGGCGTCTGCATCATCGAACACGTGATCATCAAAGACGTCCGGTTCGAGAACGAGTCCCTGGCGATCAAAAGGGCGGGCGGGGTGGTCATCCACAAGAAGGGTGGTGCCGAGCTCGAGCTGCCCAGCGAAAGGTTCGCCCTGTCTGGTCAGGCGGAGGCAGCAGCGGATTTCGTCTTGGGGTACTACCAGGACATGGAGACGCTGAGGCTGGCCGTCGATGCCTTGGTCCGCGGCGGCTTCATCTCACAGCGCGGCGTCTAGCAGACAGAGGACAATCACAGCCAAGATCGCCGGTATGGTAACGGCCGCACAGGCGACAACCAACAGCCCGATTGCGCGCTCGATCACTGTTCGCCGCCGTTCAGCAGGTAGTCCGGGTTGATCACCTTGAAGGACATCCTTCTATTGCGCAGGCAGGCCGCCTTCACACCCTGCTTCACAGGGCGGACCACGATTCCCTCCCCCGGCACAGACCCGCCAGCCAATGCGTATCTCGCCGTCGTGGCGAGGTTCAGCCAAAACCGAAGGTCTCCGCTCCCGTTCGGGATAATGCACACCGGAGGGACCGACGAGAGGCCTAGGCCGGACGCCATGTCGGCGTATGGAGCCTCCAAGTACTCGCCGCCGGGGCATTGTAGGCGCAGGTCGAAGACGAAGAACTCGTGTTTGCTGAGCCCGAGCGGGTTCTGTTGGATCCCTGGCCCGCAGATCTCTCCCTGTAGAACGGTGCCCCGGGGCATGTTCTTCTCGAGGTCGTACTTCTGGGCGATGTTCCAGTAGGTGTTCTCTCCTCTCTTCACAGACCGATTCCTCGAGCAGACAAAGAACTCGCCCTGTGCGGACTTGAAGAACGTCGCCGACGTGCCGTCTAGCTTCAACGTCACCGCCAGCTCGCGGCCCTGGATCTCCTTCAGTAAGCCCGGGTGCGCCTGAAGCCTGACCTCATCCGTCTTCGGGACGCCCACCGGCCACGAACCCTCCTCTTCCCCCGCGATCATGCGCTGGGGTGGCTCGTACTTGGTGATCCCCAGGATCGCCGTGAGATCTGTCCCGTCAGGGAGCGACGAGAACGGGAGAGGCAACGGAACGGCCAGCCCCTCGGAGAGCTGCCCGCGGATCTTCCTCGTGCGCACCCGCCATCCGGACTCGCGCAAGAACGACCACGCCTCCATCTCGGGCACGACGGCGTCCGCTTCGACGAAGATCACGCGGGAGTTGTGGGCCAGCTCGTCTTTTCGGACTACGACGGTCCATCCAAGGACCCGCGCCACCGACAGGTGGTCGGTGCCCTCGAGCGGCGCGATCTCGGACACACGTTGAATTGACGCCAGCACTCGCATGCTCATTCCTTCCTTTCTTGTCTGCTTCGCAACCAGCCCAGACGCCACGTCAACTCGCCGAGCTTGTCGTCGTCCGACCCCCTCGAGGCCACGTAGATCTTCGTCCCGAACACGTAGACATTACTCACCTTGAAGGTCCCGGCGGCCGGGTGTCTTCGCAACCGCAGAGTCATTGTTCGCTTGGCCTCCTCTGGCATGATCACCAGAGCAGAACCCCATCCACTGGGATGGTCTAGCATCAGGCATTTCTCGCTCATGGTTCCACAATCTCAGAGTCTGCCGGTGGAGTGAAGATGGAGATTGCCCTGACCTTCCTCTCCTCGACAGCCAGGGCGAGCCGCGCCATAGCCTCTCTCCTGTTCACGTCGAAGGTTGCGCCATGGGACGCCATGGTTGTCAGTCGGCTGGGCTCGTGCCTGACACAGCAGGCAATCGGCCTGTCTCGCGGCAGGTCGAGAGCCCTGAGCTTGCCGAGATCCCTGAGCTCGCGGCCCGGGAGGAACTCCCTCGTGTTCTTGTCGAGCAAGACCTTGAGGCGAACCTGCTCCGCGCTCCAGAAACGCCAGAACGTGAGCTCTGTCATAACCAGCCCGTTGTTGTAGGCGTCGGTCCCGATTTCGGAATCGTTACGGACCGGGACGACATTCAGCACAACGGAGCCCAGCCGGGCTATGTCCGGCAGGGTCCACGGGTCGGTGTGCATGATGTGTGACAGCCGCCTGCTCAGTCGGCATGACAGTCTCTCAGAATACTGACGGGTAAGCAGTCGTTCGACTAGGCCGACGGTGGACCCGAGGACCTCGGCAGCCTCAGGGATCTCGAGGCCCCAGAAGACGATCCAGTTCCGCAGATCTTCGACGGCGAGGGCCAGCTTCTTGAGGCGCTTCCTTGCGGGGAGCGGATTCCTTGGGGGGATCTTTCGGAGATCAGGTCCCGGGGGGGATACGTCCGGGATCGTTGCGGCTTCGGCGGCGGACAGCAACCGGGCCTCGAGCTCCCGGGTGTCGCCGGGAGCGGATTCCAGCAGCGGGACGGCGGGGGGGTCGCGATGGGGTACACTAACAGGACTCCGCTCGAGCCCCGGGGTGCTTCGCGGGGTGTCCCCCCCCAGATCGATCCCCAGGGCGTACCCCAGTTCCTCCTCCGGACTAGGGATCGTCCTAGTGTGGCTCTCGGATACCGACGGCCGGTCTGGCTCGTCCAAGCCATGGAAACGACTAGGGAAGCCGTCCGAGCGTCCCTCGCCCTTTCCGACGCCGACAGCCGAGGGCGCCCGCTTTCCCCGGGGTTTCGGGGGTTTAGCATGGTGTACCAGCTGGTACGCCAACCAGCGCTCCAGCGTCGGAGAGGGGCTCCCGGCGGCCCGATCTGTGTCCAGCACGGCGGCCACTGCCCGGACGACCCCACACCACGCCAGGACCTCGCCCCGTCCCCGCCGGTGACGCATCGCTGCCGCGATGGCGTCCTCTGTCGCCGACCGCCAATGGTTCCCCTTACCCGCCATCTTCCCAACGAAAACCCTACCCTCATCATCGCGCGGACGCTAGGTGCAACAGAATCGGTGCAGTGCAACAGAATCGGTGCTACGCAAGCCTTTTCATACTACCGCGCAATTCTCTTCGTAGTACGGCCAAAATCCCCAGTGCGCACCGTCCGGTGCGCCTCTAGCTGGTACGCCCGGCCGGCGCCGTCGCCACTAAGGAGAAACCATGAACGAGACACCAACCCCAACCCCAACCGGACAGGAGGTGATCGACATCCTGTCGAGGGCCTTGCGGCCCTCCGTGGACGCGGACCAGGTCCGCGCCATAGCCAGAGAGGAGGCGAAGGCCGCCCTGGCCTTCGCCCCTCCGCTCGTCCTCAGGATGGAGGCCCCCGACGGGGGCCTCCTCGGGGAAGTCACCGGCGCCCACGAGTCGCTCCCGGGCCTTTTGGCTCGGATCTCCGGAGGGATCCGGAGCCTATTCCTGGCCGGGCCCGCCGGATGCGGGAAAACCCGACTCGCGGCTGATGCAGCCCGGGCCTTGGGGCTCGGGTTTTCCTCCTTGTCATGCTCAGCGGGGGCGACTGAGAG